TCCTTGCTACCACCCGTCGCACCGTTGCCGTACAGATTACCTGCCGTAATCGGCATATGGTCAACCGTATTTGGTAGGTTGAAGGTTGTTGAACCGTCGCCCGCACCGTAGGTCGTTCCATATAACGCGAACAGCGCCACATAAACCGCTCTCGAAACCGCTTGCCCGTTGCGTAGAAGCCAACCGGCAGGGGGCGTACCAGTATCCCAACGAGCGACAGTGCCCACCGGAGCTAAGCTAGCGGTAGCCTCGATCACCCACGCCCCGCTACCGCCGTTAAACGAGGAGTTCCAAGTTACCTCGATGTTACCGTGGGCAATAATCTCACCTCCAACTAGCGGATTACCGTAGAAGTTGACGATTGGTTGAACTCCCAAGCTGCTAACGTTAAGTGTCGAAGCACCTGTATTTGCACTTGCTGCTTTGAAACGAATGCGAGTCCCGTCAATCAAGGAGGCTGGGGGCCCACCCGCATTAACAACGTATGTATTAGCCGACCCCGAATCGAGCCCGTAATCCGACAACGGCGAAGCGTAGTCTGTACCGAGTACAGCGGCTGTGGTGTTGCCGTTACCGTCACCCTTAAGGACATTGGTCGTTGTTGTCGCATTACAAGCGTTGCCATTAACCTGTGACTGAATCCAGCTAAAAAGCGACATGACGACGGTAGCGTCCTCTGGTTGCCCGTTCAGAATGGTTGTTGGGAAAGCTCCGATAATCATAACGCCACCTTTTATTGTTGTAGCAAGTAACCAGTTGTTTGGACCCGAGTGAAAAAGCTATCAATAGCGATACCGATAGCGGCCTGACAAGTCACAGAAAAGGACATTCGATTGAACACAATCGGAACAGCCCAGTTGATTCGATATGTTTGCGGTGCGACGAGCGAGGATTTCCACAGCGTTCCGTCACCCCATTTATTTGAGCCCCATACGGCACCACTAGCCACTGTATATATCGACGAGCTAGTTATATAGTTCCCAGCGTCATCGAACACCGTTATGCCGAAGGCTACTCCCGCCCCAGCGGAAGCTAGAGCGATGGTTGATTCGACGATCTGCTTCATAGCCATTTCGCCACGATTGGTCAGATCTGCTGATTTAAGGATGCAGTTAAACGCCGCACCGTTATCGTTATAAACGGAGTTAGTGTTCGGTGTCGTGCTGCTGATAAACATCTTTGCGCCGCTACCGACACCGGTCAGTATGAAGCCCGTACCATTAGAAGAAGCGCAATCGTAGTTGAAACTGTGTGGTCCATTCCAGCGCAAACGCTTGGTGTCAAACCAGTAGTCATACGTTCCGGCGTTGCCATCCACAACGGTTGGGATACATACGCGATAGATGCCGCTTGCAAACGCAGCAGCAACTCGGGTCGGCTGGGTGCAGTAAACGAACGGTTGGCGAAGATCGGATGTGGCATTAACCTGCCCCAACGAGTTCGTCAGAGGAACCACTGAACCTAACGGGGTTACGGTGTAGCAGGAGTCCTGCGACACAAACAATGTTCCCAGCGGTGACGGTACGATGGATCTAGGGGCCACGCTACCGACGTTAAGCGATAGGTAGTTCTGAGCCAGACTACCGGATACAGCAGCGTCACCCGTAACCTGCCAGATCTGCGTTGACTTGAATACGATTAGTGCCGCCACGATACCGGCGGTCGCTGTCTGCACAGGCAGACCGGACAGAGCCGTAATGTTAGATGTATCGCCCACAGTCAGGGCTTGACCGGCGTTGGTCATACTCGTTGGAACGAGGACGTCGCTGTAGTAAAGCAGATTACCGCAAGCGAAATAGGCGCGGTTGTTGAAGTTGACAACAAAGGTCGGAACGCTTGGCAAACCATGCGTCGTTGTATTCATTGTCGAATACGCCGGTGCCGCAGGGTTGCTAAGGTTGATTACGCCAAAGAAACTTGAACCAGATCCGGTATAACCTGGGTGGGTAATGATGATGTTCGCACCAATCACAGCCATTGTCGGTGGCGTCCAAGCTCCGGTTGAAGCGGTCGATGTCGGGCGACCTTCCGAATTACCGGAAGTCGTATTGGCGATGGTTACAAACGAATTCGTTACGGTGTTATAGCAAAACGGCTGATCGTGCCCTGCGGTCAAACCCGTGGCGATCATGCCGAAGATATAGTTGCCAACCGTTATGTGGCACGAAACGAAACCCGGCGTTACAAACCCAGCGAATGACGTAAACGCCGAACCTATGCCCGGTCGAGGTATCACCTGTGATGGGTTCGACTGATCGAAGATTAAGTTAGCTAGTTGGCGGCAAGCGCCGGGGAACTTATCGGTCGAGTCGAATGTGTCCGCAAGCCCAATCGGACTAAATCGTATGGGCTGCGAGTCTCGGATTGCCATATATCACCACGGATCTAATTTCGTAGGCCGTACTGAACCGGCTGTTCGGAAGCGTCGTGGATCTAGTTTAACCTCTTTGACGACTTGCTGTTCGTCACCTTCGGTCAGAAGATGGACTTCAAGGAGTCGTTCACATTCGGCAACGTATCTGTCGTAACGCGCATCATCGGTGATCCGCATTAAACGCATGGCTGTAGCTTGTACGAGGTAATCTTGGTCGCTAAACCAAGGGATCGTAGAGCTTGTTTCAGGCGTAGTGATGTCTGGCCGCTGAACCATGTAACGATGATTAAGCGTCAGGTTTTGGTTCGACTGAGGATAAATGTAAAGCAGACCTACACCGCCACCAGCCACGGGGCTAAGATCGGTGGCCCATTCGTAAGGGTAGTTCGATGTGGTCGTTTTGTTCGGCTCGGAGTCGAACTGTTGGCGATTACAGGGTTGGAGGAAGTACGGCTGATCCTCGATGTAATACATCAATTCGTAAGTGCGAAGATAATCCGCTTCCAAATTGAAAGGGCCATTGCTATTCGCTGGAACGGCAATGGTCGTACTGACTAGATTGACTTTCAGGTTTCGGTGCAGCACCAAGTCGGATAGGACGAGATTTAATGCTCGACCGCCTTGTGCCGTATAGCCTGGGCATTTAGCGATTGAACATGCGTCTGCTACGATTTGGGCTGCGGTTATAGCCATGATGTCAATCGAAGTTAGGTTTTGATCCCAGCCTTCAGTTTAGCGTCAGCGATTGACTTCTCACCCTTCTCGATGTCGTGTTGGGCTCGTTCAATGCTTGTAGCCATGTTCTGAAGCGTCTGCTTTTCTTGCGACGTTAGTTTAGCACCATCTAGCTGTTTCTTCTCAAGTTGGCTCATAACATCGCGCATTTGACCCAACGCCGTAACGATTTGGTCACGCTTAGCTTCAAGTTCAGGGATCTCAGAACGAGTGCGTTGACGATCAAGCACATCGTGCAGGATGTCGATACGGCCGTTAAGCGACTCGACCGACTCACCATCATAGACATAACCACTGATATTCATGGTTTTGCCGTTAGGCATGGTCGCTTGAAGCGTAAAGTTACCAGTGATTGCGTTACCGGCTGGATTCAGTTCTTTATCGTTGCTCATTTGCTCTTACTCCTTGATTTGTAGGCTTTCAAGTCCTCGGAATGCAGGTGCGTAACCTTGGACTTAACTTGGTTTGCCTTATTGGCGATTTTCGCCCCTTCGGTTCGATTCACGAATTTGCCAGTTGTGGTGACAAACCCTCGTTGACCCGATGTGTGCAGGTCAACGTGACGCTTACCCATAGGCTCAGAAACCACCTTTCCAGATGGCTTCTTTATGGCGACTTTGGCGATCTTTGCCATTAGTGCGGACGGGCAGCTTTTGGCTTACCGTAGTGCATTGTGGTCGGCTTACGATAGGCGTTTTCGTTGTCGCCATGAATCGACTTCTCATGGTCCCAAGTACGCGCTACACGGCTCTTAATGTCAACCAATGTGTAAAGGTCGAACTCGTAAGTCTCACCGTGGTAGTAATCTACACCGTTAGTGGTCAAGCACAGTCCTGCACCGGCTGGGAGCTGGATGGTGTAGTAGTAAGTTGGGATCTCGACATCTTCCCAGACTTGCTTTTTCTCATCGCGCTCAGCGGGGTTAGCGCATTTGCGAACGGTCATGGTTTTGCCAGTTGGGCGCTCGTCAGTGTTACCAACAAACTGATCAACTTGAGCGACGGCAAGCGCCATGGCCTCAGCGTTGCTACGACCTTCTTCCGAAACCTTAAGTTCCTTTTGTAGGCGGGCGATCTCAGCATTGAGTTCCGCTACGGTTTGCTTCTTTTCTTCAGCCATGACTCTTACCTCTTAGAATGAAAATTATTGTGCCGCTGCGGCAGTTGGGTCGCCATCTTCAACTGGGGCGTCAACAGCTTCGTCAACCGGAGTGGTTGGGGCTTCAACAGCTTCGTCAACCGGAGTGGTTGGGGCTTCGTCAACGCCAGCAGGCGCTTGAGTTTCAGGCTCGACAACTTCTTCAACTGGGGCTGGTGCGATCACATCCAGTCGGGTGACAGCTTTCGTTGGATTGATTTCGACCGGATCTTCATTGCGGCCAAAATGTACGTGATGTGGTTCCATGTCGTTCTCCAAAATTAGAAGGAGTAGCCCCGAAGGGCCACTCCATCATTTACCGATTACTCGGTTGCAGTACCAGATGTATATCCAGTGCTGAAGGCCGAGCTAGACTCGGTACGAGCCAGATAAGCGTTGTTCAGGATGATCGTACCATACATCATCTTCCATGAAACAACACGGGTCTGGTTGTGCGGGTCAGACTTATCAGCTTCGCGCAGATAGTGGTACTCAACATCATCCAGCAGAACTTGACCGTAAGCGTCTGTGCCGAAGTAGAACGTCGGGAATACAGTAACGCCAGAGGCAGGAGCGGCAGGAGGGGTTTGAGAAGCACCAACACCTGTGATAACAACAGTCGAACCCGAGGCGAGTTGCGTTGCGTTACCAGCCAAAGGACCCGACGAAGGACCAGAAGCCGACAGCCCGAGGTTGACAGGAGCTGCGGTAGTGCCGATATAAACGTTGAACACGTAACCAGCCAAGGTTGGTACGGTAACGCTTATCGAACCTGCGCCAGAACCGCCGACAGTGATTGCGCCAGATACTTGGTAAATCTGCTGTTCAACCGAAGTCGCAGCAGGCGCACCAGTGACTTGAATGTAATACGTACCAGCGGCCAAAGCACCGCCAGTAGTGGCAGGGGTGCCACTCACAGCGTTTTGACCCTTCCAGTAAGGGATCATATTCGACTTGCAGAAGCGTGCGCCGCCCCACTCGCCAAGGTCATTGTTATACAGACGGTTTACGTCGCTGTACGACCATGCCGTAGCGATTGTCGAGTTCTGACGTAGATCCTGGGCAACCAGTGGGTGTACGAGAGCGACGTAGTGTGGCATGACCGATGGGCTGTTGCTAGCCTTGGTCTTACCGTCCATGTCGATCTTCATATCTTCACGTTCATCACCGGAGAATGTTGGGGCACCGAAGGTTTCCAGAGCGCCGACAATCTTACCGATTTCAACCGGACTGTTCACGTCGGTTGCTACCAGCGAAGCGCGGTTGGCTTTACCGTTAGCATAGTTGACTTGAGTTGCAGTCATCAGAATGTTCAGAACGTTACGTTCAATCGTTTCTGGTTGTTGTAGAGCGATCAGACGAATAGCCTGCTTGAACAGCGGGTGTTTGATCGTCATGTCAGCAACGTCGGTCACACGTACCAAGTCACCCCATTGCTGAGCTGTGGCCGAAACCTGAGCGATGCTGATTGATTCACCAGCAGCAGGTACGCCTTCAGACAGAGGTGCAAACGGCAATGGTAGACGCTCATAGCGCGTGGCGGTATAGGTAACGCCGGTATTCTTTTCAATACGCAGCGGTTGACCGAACTGATACGCAACGAGTTGGCGCTGCGATAGACGCAGAACTTCGTCTTGGATGTGTAGCTCGATGTCGTTAGCAATCGTTTGACCGCTAGGACCCGGCGAGTAGTTGGTGACGCCTGGGGCGATTAGACCCAGAAAAAATGTGAGTGCAGTTTGTTTCATTTTAAGTACCTTTAAATACGGATATTTTCAAGGCGCTTGGCACGTTTTTCGGCGTCCGTTAGGCGACCGGAGGTTGCATTCACATCCGACCGACCGCTTGGGGGCGTAGTACGACCAGCACCGGCTTTTTTCGATGTGGCGGTCGTCGAACCCGTTTTCAGCTTGCCGTCTAGCATATCCCGGCCAATTAGAACCTGAAGGATGCCTTCTCGGGGAGCGTCGTTACCATTCGCACGAATACGCTGTAGTTCAGCCTCAACACGATCTTTGTAAGCATCATAGAGCTTTGGCTTGGTTACAGCGAGTTGAGCGAATGTGGCTTTATCGTTCAAGTCAGCGGCTTGTCTTGCAACATTCCGTGACTCCTGCTTTGCAGCACGCGCCTCGCGGTTAGCCATAACAGCATAACGCTGCCATTGGTCAGCCTCGGGGTTACGAAGTACAGCCTCTTCCTCTTCCCAAAGTCGTTGTTCTTCAGTTTGTCGAACTGGCTGCGGATTAGCTGCTTGGCGTCGAGCTTCTTCAAGTTGACGTTGAGCGTCGCGTAATTGTTCTTCGGCTCGTTGAGCGCGTTCCCGAGTCTCGATAATCGCCTTTTGAGCGCGACTAATTCGAGGTTGAGGTTCTGGATCAGGATCATTCGGATCAGGGTCGTTAGGCTCTGGATCGTTGGGGTCCGGGTCATTCGGATCAGGATCGTTCGGATCAGGGTCGTTAGGCTCTGGATCGTTCGGATCTGGATCGTCAAACGGATCGTCCACACCTGGGGCTGCGATTGCGAGTAAAAAGAACAGATACGACTTCAGCTTTTTCCACATCTTAACTTCTCCTTGGTCGGTTACGCCGTACCGGGCGAAACGATGCTTAACGGGCATTACGCGATTTGGACACGTACAACTTGATTGCTTTGATTCGATCTTCGTGGCTGGGATACATCCAGCTTGACGACTCACCGAGCCTTAGCACTGTTATTAAAGCATACCCCAAACCGACTTTGGCTGCATAACGATCCGCAACAAATTCGGTCCATCGGCATATACGTTTAATTAGAAACGGGCAAAACAGAAGTGTCAATACCCTAAGCTCAGAATGATGCCAATTACAGTGCGCGGTTTCGTGGGCGATCACAGCTTCCTGCTGGCACTCCAACAGGATGTTGAAGAGGGTTCCCGTGTAGATCCGCTTCCACCATAAGAAGCTAACTGAGCGGGCAATGAACTTATCATCGACCGCTACAATTTTAATGGTCATTCTGCTGGCGATGGTTCTGCAGGCGTTGGTTCTGCAGGCGTTGGTTCTGCAGGCGTTGGTTCTTCCGCAACTGGCGACTCAGAGGTCGGATCAGCTTGGGTTGCTTGTGCCGCCGAAGCTGCGTAGGCGTTCAACTGGATGCCGAACTGTGGGTCTAGCTTTTGAAGGATCGGGTTGCAAACCTTACCCGGAAGTTCAAGCAAACCTGCGAAAATAGCGCGAACTTCGTGTTCGAAAAGATCTTCTAGCTTAAACATGATTTACTCCTGGCTCTTTGGTTGAAATGTACTGCGAATGGATTAGTGTATCACGGAGCTGTCGATGCGTTGTTAGCGGCCCATGGTAGCGGGTTTTGAACTTCTACCGGATTGGTAAGCAGTTGAAGTTGTGTATTGATACTAGCTTCTGTGGCAGCTTGGTTTACACCAGCTTCCCATACCCAACCAAGTACCTGAGCTTGCGTCAGGTTTGCGTAAGGGGTGAAGTTTGGATCACCTGCTTGTGGTGGAGTAAATGAAGCTGTATCGTAAACAGTAGCATTGTGTGTACCGTCTGTGCCGTTACAGCGCCAACCAGCAGTCATCACAACCTCAGAGAAGCCATTGACCGTTTGTGTTGACGAGTTTAGGTATTCAATTAACCATGCGATTTGATTTGTCATTTTAGATTCCTACTTTTGCTTTAAGGGCAGCAATGTCGGCTGCTTGTGCAGTTACTGTAGCGTTGAGTTCTTGGATTGCCTTAGTAAGCGTAGCCACTAGGAAGCTGGTATCTATGCCCTGATAAACCGGCTTGCCTTCAGCGTCCACAGCATCCTTAGTACCAGTTACGCAGTCCGGCACAACAGCTTGAAGTTCGTGGGCGATGAAGCCTTGGCCTTTAGACTTATCAGCAACCCAGTCATAGGTTACTGGATTAAGTTGGCTGACTGTAGCCAACGCATTTTGCATCGGCTGGACGTTTTCTTTTAGGCGGTAGTCGGAGACCGTATTGTATGAAACTGAGGCTGTCCCAAGTTGAGCAATCGATCCAGCACTGCTTCCGTTATACCCAAATATCACATAACCTTGACCTGTGGGGGTTCCTGAAACATGCCCAATAGATATAAGAGACTGTGAAGATGCACCATAGTTCGGTAATAAAGCAATGCCATTCGCATATGCGGCCGCACTCGTAGTCCCCACCAGCAAGTTACCGCTGGAGTCGATACGCATGCGCTCGGCTGCATTGGTTGCAAACAGTATGTTTGAGTTCGACTCGTTCCATAAGTAGAAGTCGTTAGAACCCGGATAGCCTATATACCCAGCGCGAGCATTTGCGGCATAAAAGTTGACGTAAGTGGAAGGGCCGCTACCTTTATTGGTATAGTTATCTTGGAATGTAACTTGTGTATTCGTAGATTGAACGTGCAACCTAACCCCAGAAGCGGCGTTTCCTCCAATCCCCAGATTCCCGCTAGCATCCAGCGTCATCGCTTGGGTGAAGCTAATAGCGTTACCTGCTGTGCCGGAAGGGGCGTTGTACCATAGGTGTTGACCGCCATACTGAAGATAATTAGAAGCGTAATCCGAATTCTTGTAGTATGCGGCACTACCTTGGATATATGCGTTCTTTACTATACCGACTCGGTCATTGGCGGAATATGAATAAATAGAACCGCCACCTAGCTGGATCGCTGTATTATTAGACCAAGCACTCGGCGTAACTCCCAAGCCGAGGTTGCTTCCGTCGAATACCAATCCAGATCCAGAGCTTAAAGCCCCAGATCCATTAAAGTACGCCACGCCGTTCGCCGTACCTGAGACCGGTGCGCTAGACCAAGCAAACGCGCTACCAGTCCAAGTCAAAGCTGTATTAGCTACGGTGGGCGCGGTTATAAAGCCGGTCGCACCAGAACCCGTTTGGTAATGAACCTGATTGGCCGCACCACCAGCAATGTTAGTTGCGGTGCCAACGCTTAATGCTGATTGACTAGTCCAAGTTGGAGAGCCAGTGCCACCCGACGTAAATACTTGCCCAGTCGTTCCGGGTGATACAAAACCAGTTGTATTTGTGGCTGACTGATAAGGTACGTAGCCCGAGTTACCACCAGTTATGTTCGCTGCTGAAGAAACGCTTAATGCCGCAGGATTGACCCATGTTGGTACCGCAGTTGAACCATTACTTTGAAGCAGATAATTCGCCGATCCATAACTACCATTGAAAGCCACGGCGCCACTTGTATTGATTGTCATAGCGTCCGTTGCGGAGCTATTGATGACAAAGTGGATTGGATTTGACCCAAACGTACCGATAGCTAAATCGCCACCGCTAGCGCCAAGATACGTATTGTTTGGTGCGCTAAACGCACCTGAGCCAGACGAGAAATTACTGCTATTGATGCCAAAATCGCCGTAATAATTCGAATCTGTACCTAAATTGTTCGATACGATGTAGTCAGTTGAAGCCGACGTTCCAGAGTTTGTATTCTGGATGATCGTCTGCATATAGCTGTTGACTGAGCCGCACCAAGCGTTAGCGATATTTGACCCGCTATAGGTCAAAGCGCCGTAATTGAATCCAGCCCCGATGTTTGACGAACCGCTTAACGCTGCTGTGGCCGTAACAGTCGTTCCCCTGATCGCAGCCGCAGTCGTTGAACCAATCGTTGTGCCGTCAATCGAACCGCCTGTGACAGCCACAGAATTAGCATTCTGCGTTGACATGGTTCCGAGGCCACTGATCGCCGTATTCGGGATCGTGGTTGCGGCCGTCATTGCGCCAGTTCCGTTGCCGTAAACGTAGCCGGTTAAGCTGTTTGCCCCAGTACCACCGCTAGCAGCATTCAACGTACCAGCGAGTGTTATAGCACCTGTCGATGACGTGTTAGGTGTAAATCCGGTAGTTCCGGCGCTAAAGGACGTGACTCCGTTGAACGAACTCCAAGCGAATCCACCGCCGGTAGTCCATTGCAGGAATTGACCGCTTGCTGTCGGCGCGGAGATATACGAGGTCGCTCCCGCAGCAGTTTGGTACGGCACTTGGTTAGCCACACCTGCGGCTAGATTGTTCGCCGTTGTAGCCAGCGTTGCCGTGGCTGCGTTGCCACCGATACTCAAGCTCGAAGCGGTACCCGTAAGTCCCGACCCACTACCGGAGAAACCCGTAGCGTTAAGTACGCCTGTGCTTGGCGTGTAATAGAGCTTCGAGTTCGATACGTATTCTTTAACCGCTTGACCGCCAGTTATTGCCGCAAATACGGGGTATCTAACCGCAGCGGTCGATGTGTCGTTGGCGATTATTACGCCAGGTGCCGGAGCTGGTATCGGTAACTGCATGTTAGTTTCCGTAATAAGAAACGAAGTCGCCTGACGTGCCGTTCAGATAGACCAGTGTCAGATTGCTAACCGAAATGGACAGCGAAGATCCAGGGTTCAAAACGTAACCGTTGCCGCTGCCCGTCTGAGTGTTATTTACCCCAGTTGGACCAACGCTTATCGGATTGGCGTTATTGATACTTGCTGTGATGATCACACCATTTACCAACGCCCCAGAACCTAGCTGGATCTGAGTTCCAGTCGTGGCGATAGCCTTTTGACCAGCAATCATCGCACCTTGAGGACCACCAATACCCGCCGTATTCGACGCGATTGTCGATAGGGTTGATAGCCCGGTAACTTGGTTCGCCGATGTAGCTGCACCGGTTGGTAGCGGTAACGAAGTGGCGCTAATCGCCTGCACCGCTGGGAAGTTGTTGACGCTGACCGTCTGAATAACCGAACTAACTGGGATGTAGGTTCCGGCAGTCGGTGGAGTACTTAAAGTTGTACCCTGAGTCACATTACGCCAAGTGGTGCCAAGATACTGGGCGGGCGTAACAGTGATGTTGTACTCATCGACCTGTTGCAGGTAATCGTTGGTGTTATAACCAGTGCCCGCAGCAGTCGCAACCCAGTTAATGTAACTGAATTGTGTCTCTGCCAACTGCGGATTCTGCGGTACCCATTGGCCGGTCGAAGAGTTGTAAACGTAGCTAGCGATGTTCAGCAACCCGTTTGAAACGTAAGGGGCTGCTGAATCTAACGTGTTGGGGTCAAAGCCAATGTAGAGCTGTCGATTTGGGTGGCCTTGCTGATTGGTGTTGCCCATACTTAACCTCTAGGAATACCACCCGGCATTTGGTCGGGGTGAATACCTCCCGGTGGCTGCTGGCCGGGACGCGGCATTTGCGGCTGAGCCCCCATTCTAGGGGTTCCAGCTACGCCGGGACCAGCACCACCCGGGATACCCGGTTGACCTTGAGGCTTAGGCATTGCAGCTTCGCGTTTCTTTTGCAAGGCTTGCATATGCGATTGGATGTGTGATCGTATCATGCCCGTTGGATCTGTGGACATTTTACCGGCCATAGAGTGCGACTGAATGTGCTGAGCGTCATCGTCGCCCTCATGCACCTCAACCATGATCCCATTGACCATCATTTCATTCTCGATCTCAGGATCAATGGTGAACTTGTTGCGATCATCGATAAGGATCTGACCTCCCAGCTCTGGGCCGAATACGTTATCAACCATTGTGTCGAGGATCGGAGCGATGTCCAGACGGCGACCGTTGAGCTGCTGTGGCGGTATGCCGCGCAGAACGTTCATGGTAGCGATCTGTTGCTGCATACGCTGCATGTTCATCACGAAGCTGGTGCCCGACCATTGGAAGAAATAACGTTGACCCCATTGATTAGGTTCAACTTCGACCATTGAGGCTTTCAGACCAATCTCGCCGATGTTAAGAACACTCAACTCTTCTTCACGGAACTGGCTGTCGTACTCGAACAGACGCTCCATAAGTGGATTCAGGATCTCTTCTTCAAATCGCTCGGCGTGATCAACCACAGCGACTGAACCTTCCTGCATCTGAGCGCCGACAGCTTGGGCGTTCTTCTTGCCGCCCTGTGGGCGACCCATCATCATTTCGTTGACATCGAGCGACTGATTGATTCGCATTTCAATCGACTGACACATCTGCACCGAATCTTTCCAAAGCTGTGGGAAGGAGTGCAGTTGAGTTGAGTTCGGATCAACCGGCCAGACAGCCGCGAGGCCGAACACCATCATGGCATAATTCGGGTTCTTCTCGGGGTCCGTCATAACGATGGGTAGCAGCGAATACATCGCCGAATCCTGACCCATGTTCCAGAAGTCGTTAAGGTTCCATTGCAGGAACTTTACCGGCTCGATCTTGGAAATGCCGTTAAATGAGCCAGCAATACGATCCACAGGGGCTGAGATAATTGGTCGCTTCTGTCCCCATTGCGGTGCCTTTATGATGCCAATTATCTCGTTTTCGCCTGCGTAGTAAACGTAAGCGAGTTCCTTCTTACCTTCCTCAAACTCCAAGCGAACGTGCGCTTCATAAATCAAAGCGTATTTGTTGGTACCCTCGGTCTTAATACCGGCGTCAGAAACGCGCTTCTTCTCAGGGTTGTACTTCTCTTGACCTTTACGGTCGGCGATCCACTTGCCGAGTTCTTTTTCCTCGTCGATGACAAAGATTCCCTCTTTGATCATCCGCTCGATCTGACCCTTGGACATACGCAGCTTGACAGCGGTGATGTCGGCCTTCTCGACCTTGTTGCAGGTTGGAGGAATAACGACGAGATCCTCAGTCGCAAGATCCACGACCTCAGGCCCTTCTTCCATGACCGTTTTTGTTTCTTCGACATCTTCTTCCTCGTTCAGGTCCTCAAGTTCGACTTTCTGACCATCGACCGTTTCAAGGATTGGGTTGCGACGAGTGACTTCCGTCAGGGTGCGATAGTTGCGCTTCCAGTCAACGTAAAGCGACCACTGGCCGGTCACATCCCCTGAGATCAACATTGATCGCACCAGCGACTTCAGATTCGTGCTGCGGATGTAATGTTCTAGAAGCGCCAATTGTGGTTGAGGCTCTTGGTGATCCGAACCCACAGCCTCTACGTGCTTGTATTTGTTCGGGAAAAGCTGCTTTAACGTGCGCTTGGCGCGGGCGTTAATACCGTCACGTACCGCTGGAATGTAGCAGCGGGAGTTGCCAACGTACTGTTGGTTTGTGTCCGGCTGCGCGTTGTAGATATTCCAGTACTCTTCGATAGCCTCGTTGGCTTCTTCGCGGTTCTTGAACGCCTCACGGATGGTCTTGTAGAACCCTTCGCACTTCTCGTAGATGTCTGAGTCAGGCTTTGACGCCCAGTTTTCAACGGAGTCCTTCTCGCCATCCTTCTGGATGGTCTTTGAATCGCTCATCTGGGGTTTCTTTTTAGCCATAACTATCGTCCGGGCAGCGCACTTAAATAGGGGGTTCCTGTCGAGTTTACAGCATTCGCAACGGATTTACGCGGGCCATTATCAGATTTATTTATTGCAGTTGTCAACGTTTCAAGGGCTTCGATAAGCGTTCTGGCTGAGTTACGCATTGGATCTGAGGCGCGTTCACCACCTGGTCGAACCGGCCAATGGTAGCCAGACGCTAGTGCTTTCATCGTACCTTGAGCGTTTTGATCGACTTGCAGCAAGCGACGCCCGTTCATTTCAGTCCGAATCAACTGTGATAGACCGCCTCGGCTCATAACGCTGTTTTCAGCCTTACTCGGACTGAACCCAGCCGCTTTCAATGCCGCCAGCAACGGATTACGCCCCACCTGATCAAAGATCTCAGCGGGTGCCCAAGCAGCAATCTGCTTACCGGGATAAAACGCCCGCACCATTGCCACCATATCCGGTATCGCTTCGTTCGGCATTTGCGGTGATACCCAGTCGTTGACCACCGTGACGTATCGCCCGTTGATCGCTACCAGTACAGCGGCAGTCTCTGAGTTTGTTGCGTTACAGGCCAACACAAGCATTTCGCGCCGGTTGACCACATACCCATCGGTGATGTTAGCCGTACCGAAGTCAGCGTAGATCGGTACGCCAGAGAATACACGCATTGAGTACGCCAAGGCGTTCAGTATGTCGCGCTTTCCGGTTGGGAAGTTCAAGATCTGACTGATCAACTGCTGGTGGGCTGAACGACCCCCAACAAGCACAATATCGCCCGCTTGGAAGAACGGACGCAGCCCCATGATGAACTGAGCCTTATCGCGGTCCTGCGGGGCGTTTACGGGGCGTAGATCGATGTATTGACCTGTTCTTAGGGCGTAGGCCCGCATCGGCTGCAACAGCCAGTCATCAAGCGAGTTCTTTTCAATAACGACTTCCGAGTCGTGGCGGTCGGACATACGGAACGCCCCCTCAACGATTTCATCCGGTTGCCAGTATTCACCCCCAGACTGGTGGACGTATATACGCGTCCCGACCCGACTGACCGTTACGTGCCCTGTCTGGTCGGACTTCTTCACTTCGACTGTCCGAGCGGGGTCAATGATCGTGATACGCGGCGCATAAGCTACCGGAGCCACATCTTCGAATCGAAGCATTTCCTCTGTGAATGGCTTACCCTGACTACCGGCAGCGACCAGCATGTACTCCTGCATAAACTCGCGCAGCATCCCTTCTCGGGCGTAGTGATCGCGTTTCTTACGTATCCACTCCATCGGGTATCGTTCTTCCCAGAGCGATTTCGCATCCGGGTCGTCGATGTCTCGGTCACAGATCGGGAACTTCGCGCAAAGCCATTCAGGGGAGGCTTGGGCTCGACTGAGCAGACAATCGTCAGCCAGAGGTGTTCCGGTAAGTCGGATCTTACCGAACTCTTTATCCATCGCTGGCATGAGCTGCAAGTGGATCTTTTTCCAGTTCTTATCGACGCTGAACGTATCCCGTACCATTTCCGCGTTTTCAATGTCATCGAGATATGCCCGATCAGGACGCATGTCGTTGTGCTTGTAACCGCGAATTTCCTCTTCCCAACCGTGAGCTTCGATTAACACGCCGTTACTGAGCAATATCTTGTTCTCAGCCCACACCGAACCTTTCAGATTGCCAAAGAGCTGCAGCAACTTCATGTTCGTTAGTATTTCGTGCTTCATCGCCGATATACGCTGACAAGCCTTTGTGTACGTCTCCCCGAAGATCAAACAATAGTTGAAGTTCTTAAACCCACCCTCCATCAGAAGGAACTCTTCGGATAGTGTGGTTTTCGCCCCTTCTCGGAACGCTTCGATAGCTACGAACTCTTCGGCGCTCGACCACAGATCCATGAGGCTGATATGGAAGGGTGGCGACGCTTGACGGTGGCGATGGCTGAACAGAATCGTCGAACCAAGGGCTCGATCACAGCTTATCTCTTTTAACAACGCTTCATTCGATAGGCCCATTGGTTATCTCGGTTCTTTGGGAATGCTTTGGAGTATAGCGGGCGGTTTCATTGTGTCAACTTTGAGATACACCTAGTGGCATCTGGTTAATATACGCAATGCGTGCAAAGGCTTACAACTATGCGCGGTTGGGGGGACGGGCGGCCGCAACAATACCCCCCGTCCGTCCCCCTCCCTGGGGGTTCCCAGAGTTGCCAAACGCAGCGCCGACCCTAGCGGCAA